TCGATCCGGAGGTGATGAAAGTTCTCCACGATGATACTAAGGCCCTTCGCGATGATGTTACTACAAATGAAGCGAGGCGGTATAAAGAGCTTCAAGAGGAACAGGAAGCTGCAACTCCCTCCGTCTCCAACGCTATCCCCAATCTCTCCCGCAGAGGCTTCCTCAAAGGCGTAGGCGCTACGGTTGCTACGGCTGCTACGGCGAAGATGCCGAAGTTAGAGGAAGCTAATCCATTTGCTGGCGCTGATTTATCTATGTTCCAGAAGAATGTAGAATTCAGTGCGGCCGAGCAATTTGGCTTTTCGCGGCGAATGTATGGAGAACAAGGGCCAAAAGAAGCTGCCAAAACCCTTGAAGCCATAGCCAAGCGCCTTAAGGGTGAAGGCTCAGGCAAAATGTACGAAGAGGCAGCCAAACTCATTCGCTCAGGCTGGGTTCCACCACAGGAGTTGCTTGATCAAGTCAGTAAAGTCGGTCGTGGTGAAGGTTCTGCTCCTTCTGAGATGACCCGCAAGATGGTTGAAGAAGATCATGTTCGGCCTTCAGAAGCTGAGGAAATTGGAAGCTTGCCTTGGCCCGAAGAATACATGAAAGGGGCCTATCCGAAAGGCCTTGTAGAACCTTCCGTTCGCGAAACCATGCGTCGCCATCAAGAAGCCATTGATGAAACCCGCGACGCTGCTAAGCTCCGGCCTTCCTTCGCCAAATCCAAAGAGGTCCACCTCGAAGTCACCGATACCTTTGATCAGCCTGAATTCGAAGATCAATCCGGGAACAAACATAAGGCCGGAAAACTCATCGACATCGATCTCAAAGACGAAGATAAAAATCCCCTTGGCTCCATCTCCGTCACCACTGGCGAAGACTTTCTCCATGTCGACTACGCCCACAATGCCGAATTTCAGCCATGGCAGCATGGGTTTAACCAGATGGAGGTTCTGCTTCGCACTGCTAAAGAACTTTATCTAATGTTCCCGGAATCCAAAGGCCTCGGTGGGCATCTTGTGAGTCGCGATAAGTATGTCAAATACACCTGGGACCAACTTTTTGGCGCAAAAGAGCTTGACCCTTCCAATATTAGCATCGCCGATCTAAAAGATAAATATTTCAATCCTCCTTTCGAACTCGGCCCCTCACGGCCTACCGGCGTGCTTCAATCTACTACTGGAAAACGATTCACAACCGATAGCCTTGGCTCTACCACTATTCGCAATGCATTTCAACAACTCGATCTCGGACGAACCGTTGGTGGGCCTATAGGCGGCGCCTTGGATGCCATTGCTAGGAAAATCTCCGAAAAAGTAGGCAGTGTTCAGGTTCATGTTATCAAAGATGCTGAATGGGAGGCTATGCGAGAAGGAGTAGAATCCGCTGCAGCCTATGATCCCATCAGTAACACAATCATGATGTCTGAAAGAGATTTCGCTGGTCGTACCGGTACTCGTGTTTTCTTTCACGAAGCCGTTCATGCGGCTACGGTAAGAGAAATCATTCGTAATCCGAAACTTAATGCTCGTGTGCAACTTTTAATGAACGAGATAAAGGCCCAAATTGGTGAGAAGCACTATGGAATGACAAATACAAGAGAGTTCATTGCTGAAGCTCTTAGTAACCCAGTTTTCCAGAGAGAGCTTGCATTGTTGAAAATCTCTCCAGAGCTAGCTCTACATCTCGGCGTACGTGAGCATGGTGTTATTAAAACCATGTGGGATACTGTTATTCATGTAATTGCTAAAGGTCTTGGCCTGGATACAAATCCTGCAACCGTGTCGGCTTTGGAAGCCGCTTTGCGCGTATCCCAAGAAGCGTTTGATAAACAATTGACACTTCGAGACCGTGTTGCGATGATGTCATGGAAATCGGAATTGATGGCGTCGGAAGAGGCCCCAAAGCCTGCAGGTGCAGAAAGAGAATTGCCTGCGAATGCAGAGTCTACAGCCTTCAAAAGCAAAGCTCCGGGCATCTCTCAGGCGCCTAAGCAACCCGAGCTTCCCGGCATGACCCGAATGGAAGATCGCAAGGCATTCGCTACGCCTACGGCCCTTGGCATTAATAAAGAATGGTACCAACGCTATCAAGATCTCATTGCGAAGCAACAGGGCGAAGATGCAAAACGCCGAATGGAAGTCGCGCTCCGTCGTGCGGAACAGGTCCAGACCAAAGAATGGAAGGACAACTCCGATCGGATTTCGAAAGAAGTCGAGGACGGTATTCGCCAACGGCCCGACATCGCGGTCGATGAAGCCTTACGAAAAGGTAGTCTTGGAGAAGGAACGGCGCAGAAGGGAGGAAGGAGACTTCGATTGAATTCGGAGGAGCTTACGGAGGAGCAAAAAGGGATTTTGGATAAATCCGAATATGCTACCGATGGCATTCATCCAGACGACCTCGCTGGATATTACGGTTACCCTTCAGGAGACGCAATGCTTGAACGACTCGGAGCGCTGCGAGAGCATGTCAAACAGACCTACGCCTCCACCGAAGCCTTTATCAAAGCCGCGACTCGCGAGGAAACTGCGCGCAGGATGGAACAAGAATTCGGAGATTTAGGTAAGAATATCCTCGATGAAGCCCGTGACCACATCACTTCCGATACTCAGCTTGACCTCATGCACGAGGAACTTGTAGGCGCTGCGATGCAGGCTGGGATTGAATTCTCTATTACTAAAGACCAGATGAAGGCTATTGCGAAGGCTTCCTTTGATAAACATACTATGGGAGATATGACAACAGCGGAGTATTTGAAGCTTGCTGGTAAGCATGGCCTAGAAATGGAAAAAGCTGCTCTTGATGAAGACTGGAAGTCTGTTTTCAAAGCCAAGCAAATGCAAACGCTTGCAACAATGATGGCGGCGGAAGCAAAGAAGGTTGAAAAGGCCCAAAAGGTCTGGGATCGGAACGCCAAGCGATTCTCCAAGAGGAAAGTCAATGGCATTGACCAACGCTACACGAACGCAATTCATGACATCATGTTCCGAACAGGCTCTACGCCTAAGCCAAGGCGCTCTCTCGCCGACCTCGCCGACGCTTTCCGTCGAGACGGTTGGTCTGACATCTCCCCTCTCAAGGACTTTGTGGCCGACCGAATGGAGGCTTTCCGCGAGTTGGCTGTACCTGAGTGGCTTCAAGATCCGAGATTCGAGAAGGAGTTTGATTCGCTGACAACGAAAGAATTCACTGAAGCCCATAACGCGATGAAATCATTGATCAAAAACGGTCGCGATGAACAACGAGTGTTCTCCCAGGGCGAAGCAGCAGACCTTCACGATGTCTTCGATGGCATGCGCGAGCAAATCCATGATCTTCCAGTTCAAGAAGACCGAATCGATCGTCCGCAGAATCGAATTGCAAAATGGATCGGCACAGCCTTTTGGGCCCATGTTAATATCGAATCTATGATGAATCGGCTCGACAAAGGGAAAATCGGAGGGCTGTTTAAGAAATATATCATGTTTCCAATAGCCGAAGCTTCGAATGCTAAAGATGCGATGGTTAAGAAATACCAGAATGAAGTTTCTAATCTTGGTAAAATCAAGGATATGGACAAACTCGTTGAGAATAACTTATTTATCGACCCTCGTGGTGACGATAAGCCTTTTATCATGCGGAAGCGGAACGTTTTAGGGATTTTGCAGAATGTAGGCAATAGGAGCAATCTGGAGAAGCTTGCCAAAGGCTATGATGTTGAACCTGCCCAGATCATGGATTGGCTTAAACGCACGACTATGAAAGAAGACTGGGACCGTGCGCAGCGCATTGGAGAAATCTTCGACGATCTCTTCGAACAAGGCGCAAGGATGCAGCATGAGCTTACTGGCGTAGCCCCTGTCAAAGTTCCCTTGCAATCCTTCGTTGACCCATTCGGCACGATTCGCAAGGGCTGGTATAACCCCGTTAAATACGATCGCAAACGCCCAGGTGATAGCAAACGCCTGATGGGGCGATCTGCCCTTGAAGACGAAGGCTACTTCCGCGCAACAACGCCTACTGGATTCCTCGAAGAACGTACCGGCTATGCGGCGCCGATGGAGCTTAATCTCGATATCATCCCTATTCGCATGCGCCAGATGATTCATGACATCACCATGCGTCCGGCGGTTATTCAAGCCTCCAAGTTCTTCTACAATCCTGAATTCAATCGTATGATCCGTAAATACTACGGTGACAAGCCTGTTGAAGAATTCGTCCCATTCCTTCGCGACGTCGCGAACAGCCCTAACTACACCAGCTTTGCAGAATCTGTTGGTAACCAAGCTCTGGAATTCTTCCGCCAGAATATGATTTCAACCTTCATCGGATTAAACATTGGCACCGTGATGAAACATGGTGGCACTGCCTTGTTCAACTCCTTGCAACAAATGGGCTATCGTGACTTCGCCTATGAACTCTCCCATCTTACTCAAATCGACTCCAAAACCAGCGAACGAAATTATAAAATGGCGATGGATAAGTCCGAAGAACTCCAACGGCGCATGCGGAATTTCAAAGAAATCATTGCCGGACATGGATCGGAGATTAACATCCGTGGAAGTGGCGTTGGAGCAGCCTTTGATACATTTCGCGAACTCGCAATGCAGATCGGAGCTACTCCGGTTTCTGTAAGCGATCTTCTATCTTCAATTCCTACTTGGCTCGTTGCTTACAAGCGCGCGATTATGAAAGGCGAAACCGAAGGTGCATCGATAACTCAGGCCGATCTCGCCGTGCGTCAGACCCATGGATCCTCTGTGTCTTCTAACAAGCCCTCTATCATGCGTGGGGGAGGAGCTTTGCGAGCCCTCTATGCTTCTCTCTATGGTTTCTTCAGCCATATGTTCCAGAAGCAATATGAAATGGCTTGGAAGGCAAAGGATACAATGGGGCTTGCTGAGGAAGGCGAATATGCGCAAGCGACTAAGCGAATCCCAGAGCTTGCATCGCTATTTGTGTCCTATGTAATCGTCCCTGCCCTGATCGAAGAGCTTGTCACACCTTATTCTAACTCTGACCGCGACAGCTGGGGGAAGAAGATCGCAAAGACCCTCGCCTTCGGCATTGCCTCTTCCACCATTGGCGTTCGCGACTTCGTCCATGGCTTCGTTGGTGGAAGAGATGCTCAGCCTGGCCTTGGTGGATCAATGTTTAAAACCATTTCCGATGTAGGTCGAGATGTAGGCCGAGGCGTGAAACAAAGCCCCGAGCAAATGGGCAAGATGATCCAGCATGTATTTTCAATGTTTGGGTTGCTTACAGGTCTCACCAATCAAACCGAAGGTAAGATCGCAGAGTACCTCTATCGAACTAATAAAGGTCTTGAAAAGCCTAAAGGGCCTTGGGAAGTAGGCGTAGGCGTTCGCTATGGAACGACCAAAGGACACAGCAAGACCGCTGCGGAATACTTAAAACATTTGCAAGGTCACTGATCCGGACCGTATACCAGCGTCCCATACTTCGGATGATTCCCTAACGGCTTTATCATATGGGACGCATGCATTACTTCAAGAATTCTTGTAACCGTGTGAACAGGAACAAAGTCTTGGGCAAATCGAATAATCTCCCCTTCTTCGGCGTGGCCTTTTTCTTTGATGAAGTGTAGAATTTCCAACATCGCCTTCGCATCGGCATTGCCTGCGCCGGCTTTAAATAACTGAGGCATGAAATATTCGGCTTCTATGAGCCAGCCGAGGGCTTTAACATAGTCTTCCTCAGTGATAATAAGTTTCTGTCCCCGATCAACGCAAGCTACGATGCACAGCTTGAGCAAGTGAACAAACCTTCGGGAGTTATAGTGAAGAAGCTTCGGGTGGTTTGGCACCGGGGGCATTCCAGCCTGACGCCAAGCATCGACTTTTTGCTTAAATCCTTCAGCATTCCCAAGTTGACCCCATAGAGATGATATCGCATGGAGGTCGTGGATGAGGTCTTTGTCATCTTTTTGCTTTTTACCGAACGCTGTTTCATTTATATGTCTTTCGTCTGAGAAGATGAACATAGCTCTGCTAGTAAACCCTTGTTCCCAACTGCCTTCAGGCATTGTTGAAATAAGCTGCGACGGAGTAGAACCTGCCAAGATATTCAATTGCGGAGCCTTGATCTTAATATCAATCTCCTTCGTCCGTTTCATTTCAGCGTAGCTTGCTATAACATCATAAAACGTCGTCAGCCCAGCTATCAATTCCCTGTTCCACTCCGACATCGTCACTTGCCAATCATCACTGAAAAGCATCATGGAGTTGTATTCTTCGGAGATTCCGAGGGCAACGTTGGTGACACTTCGTCTCGACTTTTTAAGGGCGTCAACCAGTGAAGCTTTACTAACTGACTGAGGGCCAATCGGGTATCCTTCAATGCTTTCGCAAAGTCGTCTCGCTGCTGCAATTGTGCGGCTTTTTCCAACTCCCGGATGCCCCACAATAAACGTATACATGTTAGGATAAATCCTGTCGGTAGTATGGGCCCAGACTTTTTGCTCAAGCGTGGCTCCTATAGTGCTTATCGCCGCCCACCGGCGGAAGATCTCCGGAGATTCTAAATCTGCTGTGTATTCTATGAAAGCGTCAATCCACGAACTCAGCCTCCTCGATGCGTCTCCGTTGGTCCCCGCCTTTGTAGCTTTTGAGCCCGTTGGGATTGGCCTCAGAATACTCCCCCCAGTTCCAACCGGTCTTACAGCCATATGGTATCACCAATGTACGGTTATTATTAAGTTCCACGCGATGCGAGAGAAGCTTCCGCACTATGGGTATCACTTCGTCTTCCAATTCCTCTGGGTACTGAACAATAATAGCATCATGAATTTGCATAAGAAGTATGCACACTCTTTCCCTCCAGACCTGCAGCATCCCTTGGTTGACGATATCTGCAAGGCTACCCTGTGGGTCGTAGGCAATAGCTGCACGAAGTGTATCTGGATCATTGCGTCTCCCGAAAAAGTGTCGCCGACGGCCTGTCAAGGAGTGTAGAACTCCTTCCCTGCGAAGCGTATTATCCGTCCACTCATGCCATTGCAAATGCGCGGGAAACGCCTGAAAGTATACCGGTTGAAACTCCATTATCATTCCAATCGGAACTTTAGCCTGAGTGGAAATGGTTTCAGGTTGACCACCGTAATTCGTCCCATGTCCAATCTTCTTGCACATGAACCTTCTAGAATAATGTCGATAGTACGGTTCCTCAGCAAGTTCCTTATCAACAGCGATATCACCCGTCCACGAAAGGTTTTTCCAACAAAGCTTAGCGACGCTGGTATGTAGGTCTCCGGATTCGCAGGCATCTAGATACCTCCCGTCGTTGAACAAGTTCCATTCGATTCCTCCGACACACCTACTCTCCCCTTGCTCCGCATCAAAGTATCCTAGTTTGTATCCTCGATCAGCAATGAAGACTGATCGTAAGCTTTCCTCGATATTCTGGAGATTTGTTCCAGTCCCAAACTCGGAGAAGCTTGAAGAAAGTCTTCCAGTAGTGGTTCCTCCGATGTTGTAGGAAGTTCTAATTCTACCGTCAGGATCAATTTCACTCTTAAGTACCGATATTTTTTTACCGAGGTCTCGCATGCTTTTAATATGGCCAACCAACGGTCTTGCAATGAGATACGATTCCATCCTTTCAAGGGCGTTTCGGTCAACGGTAGGTTTTCCCTTTTTTCGTATAGCCGGTATACCAATTTTATCATAAAACAACTCCATTAGATCTTGGTTGCTACGCCAGTTGAATTGCCAGAGGCCGAAGGATTCCCCAACAATTCGTTGAAGATTCTGTTCGAGGTGATCAATTTTGTTTACATACTCCTCTACGACATCATCGCGTCTAGTTAGATCAATTCTAATACCTCTCAATCTCATCTCTATCGTAGGCCCTTGCAAAGCTCTTGAAAAGACATACGTAGCCGCTGTTTGATTATCGAGTTCTTGTAAAAGTATTTCCAAAACCTCTAAAGTGACCGCTGAATCGAGTCCGTTATAAATTTGGTCCTTTTCCCACACCGAAAGGTCTTCTGGCTTAGTTATTGATGTATCGACGATTTTCATTAATCTTCCTTAATCGTATTTGTTCTGCGCATTCGCTTCCAGCTTCCTTCATCCGTATAAATTGAGCCTAGATAACCCAAACTCTTCTCCGACTCAGGGTATAATGCGTGGTGTAAAAGCATACTATCGTGTTCTGCATTTATAGTCTTTATGCCATATGCACGTAGTAGAAAGCTTATATCGTAGACCCCGTTTTGGAACGTTTTTTGAGTGCTTGGGTCCGCGAGAATCTCTGATATAATCCTCCAAGCTTCTCTCTCACTCGTGGGATTCGTGAAATAGTTTCTTCCATTTTTTGAAGGTCTGACGAATGGAATAACAAGGGCAACGCTTGGGTTGGGAGCGAATCCAATACAAGTAATTGCTCTTCCAGACGTTTCAATGTCGACTGAAAGGAGCTTGCAGTTATCGATGTACCGAGTTCTAAACTCTCGGATGTCTTCGAGCGTAGGCGCGATCCAGATTTCACGTTTCGGTCTCCTTATTTCAGGGAACTTCGATTCTCTCGCAGCTTTGATGAAATCCGCAACTGTAGTCGGCCTATACTCCCAATTCCTCATCACTGCCGCCGGATGGTAAACCGGCAACACCTTATATCCTCTCACTGTATGAGTAGACAAGTGGGTAGTTCCTCTAATGGTGCTGATCTTAACGTTTCCGAGTAGAGCCCAGCACGCAGTGTTTCCGCAAGCAATAATAAGGTTTGGGTCCTGCCTAAGCAATTCATCGGCAAGTCGATCAATCTCCGGCTCGAACTCGATTCTAAAATACTTAGACTTTCCGAAGGAAGGAAGACCACTAATTGCCGTTGCCCGTGGCCCACATAGATCTTCGATCTTGTTTCCGGCAGGCCGTAGGTTAAATACATTAGTTCTATAAATCTCCGGGTGCATTCGCCAGACCATGTCAATAAGTCTAGGGTCTCGATCAACCCAGAATTTGTATATATAACTCTGATCTTCCGCAGTGAGTTCAAGGATTCCGCCCTCATGAAGCATTCGCAGTAGCTCTATGCCACTGCTTCCAACGAAAGCTTCCTTTATTCTGGCTTCATTTTCGCCATAACTTTCTCCCACAATCACGACGTCAGTCATGTAAATCGACCCAAGTCGTCTCGAATTTGTTCGCTCATATGTTCTTTACTGTGACAACCTGTGCATAATACTTCTAAGTTAGCCTCAGTGTTATTACTTCGATCTCTGTCTTTGTGATGTCTGGGTAATTCTTTTGTAGGATCGTGTAATCCACATCTTTCACATATATGTAAATTTCGTCCAATTTGAGTTAATACTATTCGAGTAAGTCTTTCAATAGATGACCTGCTTAAGCCATCGACATAAGAGCTATTCTTTTCTCCGGCTTGATCTCGATATTGCCTTGGCCAAGTGATACCAAAATAAAGGCAGCATCTGGAAATTTCTGATTGTTTAACTCCCAGATGCTGAGCTAAGGCAGCTTGAGACATTCCACTATTTAGATATGGCATAATGGCATTCTTTAATTGCTGTCTATTCACTGTTACCTCACTGCTATGATAATCGCAAAGCCAAGCGCTATGCAAGCAATTTCAAACGGGGTCATTTTTTCCTCCATCTAACCACCCTCCGGGCGAGTGGTCTGAATACTTCCCGAAGGGTGGCCAGGGTGTGAGACTGAGAACCGAAGACTCCTAGTGAGCCGGTGACCGACCGGTGGCGGAAAGAAGGGAGAATCCCTTCTATGTCTACGACTCCAACGGAGCCGTTTGATCAATTTCCCAAAACACACCCTTGCCGTCCTTCGACGGAGTGTGTTTCACATGGCCGAGGAACTGGCAGTTCGGAGTTTCATCGAGCATTGCTCGCGAAGGCTTGTTGCCGTCCTCGTCGTCGATCTTGAGATCATCTTTCATGAACTCGGTGAGACGGTAGGCGGACTTTTCAGTCAAGTAGAAGGTGATCTTGCCCTCCTTGCCAACAAGCCCGCCGCATTCCTTGAGTGCGTCGGTATCAACGTCGTCCAACGGAGACGTAGGCACCACGGTGAACTCAGCGAAGTCGGTTTGCTTCAGCGAAGACTTATCAAGCCTTGGCAAGCCGCGCACAGTCCACACATATGTTCCAGTCGGCAACGGCGGGGGACGTTTAATCTCTCCCGAAGGCCGGTCGAGAATCGAAGAGAAGGTTCCGGTAACAGCCATAGGCTCTTTTCTCCATGTTGAAAGGCCAGAGTGGAATCGGCTCATGCAGTAGCGGCCTTTACAGCCCACATAGCCGCATCTTCGTAGTGAGTTTGGGCGAGAGAGCAGAGGCGGATAAGCTCTCCCTTGTCTGAGACTTTAGAGCCTTTTAGAAGCTCACACATATCGATAAGCTCTGCTGACTTCATCTTGATCTCATCGACGAGTGAATTTTGTGATGGGTTGAAAGCGGCTCGGACTCGGCGCTGGCCGAGGGTCTGGGGTGGGTTCGACAACGGGTTCGGGTTGTCCATTTCCTGCTCCGATATCATCTGTCTGTTCCTCTTCTGTTAATGGCCCACGTAGTAACTCAAAGTACGTCGCGAGCCCTGTTTCCACCGGAAGGCTATCAGGCACTCCCGTTGGAATTCCGTTGGCAAGGTCGATCATCGCATCGGATTTAAGTTGGATCGTCCGTTTGCCTGAAAGGTTCTTGAAACGAATGTAATTCGGGAAGTACTGTGGAATCTTCGGTGAAAGAGCCTTCCCTACGCCTTGCGGAAAGAGCTTGGTCGTTCCGTCTTTCAACTCTATATATTGTCCATGACAGATCACTATTACATTTGTGCCAAAGGCGTCCGAAGTTAGCCATCCCAAGGTGCTCTCTATGGCATCCTGAGCATCTCCGTAGGTGGCACGAGGATCGGACTCTCCTGATTTACCAACAGGTGTAAGAGGTTCCCTGAAGTCATACGCAGCGTCGCAGAAACGACTAAGGGAGTCCAGAACAAGGATACAGTTTTGACCCCATTTGGCAGGACTTCCATAATCAATTTCATCTCCATCGGGAGTTTTATAGCGCCAGCGGTCGAGCATCTTGAGACCTTCTGCAAAAGCTCTGGGAGTTCCGTCAATGACTGGGCCAAGCGGAGTATGCTTGCGCTTATCTCGAAGGGGTCGGAACTCGACATTTTCAATCCTTTCAGGACATTGTTCCATGATAAGTTTGTAAAGGATATCGAGGAGGTTGTCGTAGTCGAGGATGCGAAGCTTGTAACCGGCCTTCACAAGGCTCACGAGACTTCCGGTCTTCCCGGACTTGGCATCGCCGAGGAGAAGGAGTTTGGTGAATCGTTGGGATTTGTGTTGGGAGAGGGAAGGCATTCTGGCTCCATGTGCTGAAAGGTTATTTTAACGGTATCACCTACGTCCCACGCAGGGCGGTCAATGCCAAAGTTGAGACTTTCCCAGCTTCCTTCGAATTGAACAAACCATCCATCAGGCTGATTCCGCCACTCGATTCGTTTCACGATGGCCCAGATTGAATACTGAATCTTGATCTTCACCTTACCGCCAGCGGATTCCATGGTTCTACCCTTTCAAAATCTCCAGCGAGGAATTTCTCGCGAATCTGAGGTGACTTCGAGCATATCTTGCGGAACTTACAACCCCCGTACATACCGCAGGCAGTGTCGTTCATAGGCCAATATTCCGCTTTCGCGTATTCTTCCGCAAGTTGAAACCAGTAATGGAGGTCATTGACCCATTCGTCAATTTGATCCGGATTACGGTAGGTGAAGCCCCTTTCGAACCTGGAAAATCCGATTGCCACCTGCGCTGCGTCGATGATAACTCCCCTGATAGCCGTGTCAAATAGAACCTGACCCGCCAATGTATATAACGACATCTGGTTTTCCGGATCGAAGTTGTCAAAGTAATATCCCTCCGGAGTTGTTTTCGTCGTCTTCCGGTCCATGACAAAGAGTTCGTCGTTGAAGGTGACGACGCGGTCAAGGTGGCCGCAAAGGAGGTAGGATTGTTCTGCTGGAACATCTTGCGCATGAATTGCCTGTTTCGGTCCCCAATCTAAACTAAACCTAAAACTTAACTCACAAGCGATCTTTCCTGTATCCAAAACCACAACCTTCGTAACATCCCGTTGAAATTTCTCCAAATACCAAATAACCGTTCTCGTCAACGTCTTCCGGTTCTTATATGGATTATCCGAATCCCAATCGGCGGTGCGAAGGAGGAGTTCCTTCGTTACCTCATGAAGGGCCGTATTGTGATCCTTGTCTTCTGATCGAAGAACTTCGTACCTATGCAACGCCTCGTGATATTCAATTCCAAACCGTAGGTGAACATTATCCTCTTTCGGTTGCCAGCCTTGGATCATTTGATAGTAATATAGTCGTGGGCAGCGTTTCAAATATCCTAGACTAGTGCTGTCCCACGCGTATTGTACTTTTGTACCTACAAGAAACGGACTGTCTGGCAGTTGCCCACTCTCTGATGGTCCATCGATTGATTCCGGTAAGCTTTGCGATTTGTCCATAACTGAATCTATTCCTCCTTGCCAAACGGATAGTCTTTATCATTTGCCATCTTCGATACTTTGAGACTTTCAATCTCCCGTGTGAGATACCAACGAGCCTTTTCAAGGTCCTCGATATGGTCTCCCTTTGCGCCCGCGCGGCTAATGTATTTAACGCAGTTGCCGAGATTATAGTTGAGGTGCCACGCCTCGATGACTCGAATAGTTTCATAAACATCTCCGGCGCGGTAGTGAGAAGGGCTATTTACTGGATCGTGATCCACGTTTCTTTCTCCAGTTATACGAGGGGTCGTAGTTCCATGGGAGCATCGAAAACTTATGAAGCTCAGAAATACCCATATGCTGAACAAGATAAGGATTTCCTCGAGCGTCGGTATCATATTGATGCATCACTCTTTGAGAAAGATTCTCGACTTCGATTATATGAACAAATCTGCGATTACCATAGACCCATTCTGCAGGGTTAAATACATAGCCTTCCGGCGGTTGTTCAGGCTTTGGCAAACGGCGTTTACCGTACATGTTTCAACAAAGCTCCACAATCTGGACATTCATCAGGGTCTTCTCCGTGCCATTCTTCATCGTCGATCCAATGTCCATTTTTATCTACATCGGAATCACAGTTCTTACAGCGAAGTCCGTATTTGGTCTCAAGTACGTGTTTTGGAAGGCTCATCAAAACCTCCGTTTCATCGGTTCAGGCTTTGCCACAAGGCCGAGTTCTGCGAGATCAATCCTAGGCCCCGGGGTTTTCGTTGATTTCTTTCCATCATCATATTCGCCTCGCGCCTTGCGCTGATAGGCGATGATGTCGTCGATGTCTTGTTCAGAGAGTTCGAGGGGGTCGAGGTTCATTAGGTCGTCTAGTTCTCTAGTCATAGTCAATCTCCGCATTGATCTTGTCTAGGCGTTGGTAGTTTGCTATTTCTCGTCTCATGATTCGCCTAAGCTCTACACTCCAACCATATCCAAATCGGTCCGCAAAAAACTCCACATCCTCTTCAAACAGATTCACCGTCACCTTCTTTAGCCTGTCTGATGGCATCGAATTTCTCCTGATCTACGATCCAGACGGAGTCTTTGGCTTTTATCAAAGATAGGCGTTCGAGACTTTCATCACCGGAGGTCTTTCGAGCGGTATATAATACTTGCATCAAATAATTAATATCGTTAGTAGGGATTTTATATCCAATCTCTACCTCAGCGGCGCGGTACCAATAGGCAAGGGCGAGTTCGTTAGAAATCACTCTATCGCCTCCACATGCGTAGGCGCCAGCGCCTTTTCCAAGTAAACCCAATTCTCCTCTTCCGTGTCCTCCTGAACCGTGAACACGAGTTCATCATACTTACTTGCCCCATGCATTTTCATGCCTTCGGCGAAGGCTTTTGCATTGAGCTTGCGGTCAAGAGCACGGGCTTGGTTTAGACGGAGTCGATATTTCATCGCCGCTGCTCGAGAGCCAATAGGGGTTCGGACGCCCTTGGTTTCTGCTAAGGCCTTGTCCATCAAGGCGTATTCGGCCTCGTAGGAAAGGCGTGAATTTGACATAGTCATCTATTTGATCCTCACACTGTCGATTTCATAAAGCTCGCGCCGAGCACGGGTTGTGATTACGTATTTGAGATTGAGATCTTGATCATCGCCCTTGCAAAGCCAAGAATCGAGATGGTAGACTACGTCGAATTCGAGGCCCTTGGCCTTATGGCCTGTGGTTAGGGTGATAGTTCCGCGTTGTTTGAAAAGATGCTCTGCGTGGTCAATAGCCAATCCTAATGTCTTCCCGAATCCTGCAAAAACCTTCATACACTCCGCTATGTCGTCAGCGGTTTTGCTTTCCTTATCAAGCTTTGCATTTCGCCAATTTTCGATAGCGGACAGGACTCCCGCTTGGGACAGGTCTTCCGAGCCGAGGCGGCGCATGATTGCAACAATTTTGGGCCCGATATCGCTACCCGAAACTGTAACAGAACGTCCCGATTGCAGAAGGCGCATCGCCAACTTAAACAATGGTGCGTTATTACGGCAGATGATTGATGCGCCTTCTGCAATATCTGTTCCGCGAAGCTCTTTAAGGATTTCATACTTTCCTTCCTCTTTAACCCAGCGGAGCGCAGGTGCTCGCCACCGCGCGGCTTCAACTACGGGTTTTGGGCACCGAAAACATAAAGTGAGGGTGAATGTATCCGCTTTGAATTTCTCTGTTCCTTTTGCCATGCCTCCAGTTTCGGCACCACGGAAAGCGTATATGCTCTGCCAAGGATCCCCAACCGCAATAAGGCGACCCTTCGTGAGTTTATCCAACATTGCATGGTTGAGTGGTGAAAAATCTTGCCATTCGTCCGCCATAACCAGTGGATAACGTGGAAATGTTCCGCCGAACAATGTGGGCATGTATAATTGATCATTAAAGTCAATATATCCCTCGAACGCTGTCTGGATGGATAAAGACAGGATCGCATCGATAAGATCGGCGGTGAGTTCGTCAGGTTTTTCTTCAAGACGCGCATGGAGTTGCTCACGAGTTGAAAGTGGCTGAATATTCCGATATTTCCCTTCCGGAATATATCCTAAATTCTTCGCCATGCCGACGCCTTCAACGATTTGGAAAAAAGAATTCCAGACCTCGCCTGCGGCGTCCTTGGGCATTTCTTTAATCATTTCGCGGAGGAGATGTTGAGTTTTCTTCCCCGGCTGGTCGCCCATAGTGATCGAACGATTGGTTGCCCAGACCCTGTGACCGAGTGAGTTAAGTGTGCGGACCGTCGTAGTAGACGAGAACCTTTCTTCGGCTTCTTTCGCCACTTTGGTGTTGAAGGCCAGATAAAGAACCGGTTGTTGACGGGATACCGCTTGCACCATTTCCAAGGTCGTAGTCTTACCGGTGCCAGCCAGCGCATTGATGACAATATTCGTCGACGTAGTGCGAACTTTTGTAAGGATCGCATCCTGCTCCTCCGTCGGGGGTAACCGATCGATTTTGCCCTTGCGAGCGAGCTCGGCGAGGTTAATCTTGCCCATCATTTCTTCC